ATTTGATATTGGCGCGGATGTTGGTGCTGATATGTCACAGTCAATGAATGGTGGTGATAATGCCGCTTAGTGATTATATTGCTCAACCTCAACCAACTGACTCTATTGGAGCTGATACAGCTGGGACAGGTAGCAGCTTAATCAGTGGTGCGGCGCAAAGAATAAGAGATAGACTTTTAGGCACAAATGGTGTAGAGCGTTACCAAACGTGGCCGGAACGAATGATTCGCTCTGGTGCCACGCTTGCTGGAGATGTAATGTCGGGAAAAGAGCCCACTCAAGTTATTGACCCAATTACAGGAGAAACGACATTATCCCCACATATGATTGGCCGTACCCTCGATATGGCGGGGCTTGCCGGAACCGGGGGATTAGCTGGAACAGGTGAGGCTGGTTTAACTAGCCAGATGCTTAAGCCTTCGTCTGACGTTACGCTAGGGGCTGGCCCTTTCCTGCGTCCTGCTTTAAAATTTAAGGATCGTATTTATAAAGCTCCACCTAATGGGCAACACCTAGACGCATTGCCTCCTGAAATGTACAATGAGTTCCAAAAGGCGGCAATGAATGGTGATGATATTTCAAATTATAATTTTGGCTTCATGAATCATAAAGGACAGTTTTTGTCCCGTGAAGCTGCATTGGATTATGCATTAAAAGAAGGTTTGTTAAATCCGAATAGTGAAGCGGCTAGAGCTGGAACACTAACGAGCACGATGGATTTGATGGCTGATAGTGCTAAACCTGGAGCGGCTATAGCTGGAAATCGTCAATTTGATTTTGCTCCTGGTGAAAGCTCTGGTTCACGTTCTGTTAAAATTGGTCCCACTGAAGTTACTTATGGTGTAAACCCTAAAACTAATGATGTTGAATTATCATTGTTAAGAACTGATAAAAATCAACGTGGTCAAGGTCACGGAAGAACAGCTATCGAGCAGTTTTTAAATGAAGCTGATCAAGATGGTAAGCGAGTTTTACTTAACGCTGATCCTATGGATAAATCAACTAGTAAAAATAAATTAGTTAATTTTTATACATCTCTTGGATTTGTTCGTAATCAAGGTAAGAATAAAGATTTTACTACTAGAGCTGAATTTATTCGTGATCCTGTTGCAAATGATCCTCATGCTAATTTAATTTCTCAATCTTTAGACAACATGAAAGCACAGTAATGCCACTCAAAAAAGGTGCTTCTAAAAAAGTCTTACGTGAGAATGTAGAAAAGCTGATGCATGAGGTTGGCAAGTCTCCTCATGTACAAACAAAGGAACAGGCTTTAGCCATTGCTTATTCCAAGCAACGTGAATCAAAGAATAAAAAGAAATGAGGCATACAATTTACTATGGTTGTGGGCACTGTTGGTGTAAAGCAACTTATATTTGGGATAGCTATACAGAAGTAAATGAATTTTGGTGGTATCATAAATGACTAAATTAGTAAATCAACTTATTAAACCGGAATCAATTCTCATTGAGCAAACTGCTTTACAGATGGCAGCTGCTTTTTATGAACATGGCCGTAGCCTTGGATTTACATCAAAGTATAAAAATCCTAGAGACTATGCTAAGAAGAATGTTGAACGTTTCATTCCATTAGCTGTTAATCAGTTAATGGATATGCTTGCTAGTGATGCTATTAGCAAAGAAATGAAAGACGGTATTTATGATGCTTTCCTTGAACGTGCTAATGATCCTGAGTTAAGTAATAACGGCATCAAAGCGTTTGAAAATATCTTTGCTGAGACTTTTGTTTCTGACAAAGTAGTTGAACAAAAGCCTGTTATATGGAATACTCCAACAATTGATAGCTTCTTAGGGATTGATAAAGATGGCAAAAAAAACTAAGCTTTCCAGCATGGTTGCTAAGGCGATTCCTGTTAAAGTTGTTAGCACGTCTGATAATTCTATTGCTGGTTCACGCTATCAACCTTCAGCTGAAGATAAGGCTAGAGAGCGTAAATACCGTGCTGAAGATGATATCAGGACCATGCAAAGGGCTGAGGAAATTCGACGCGATAAAGAACGTATGAAAGCTGTAAAAGATGTAGCTAAGGAGCAAATGAACGGATTGAAGAAGATATGCTAGACTTTTTAAAAATGGTTGTTATTTTAGCTACATTCTATGCAGCTGGTAGTTTTTTCACTAGACTTCATGAAATGGCTGTATGTTATAGTATTGTAAGGTGTGGTCCTGTTAATACTACTCCTTATTATTGGTGATAGCTCATGAATATTGATGATATCCCTAAGTTAAAAGATGAAGAATTATTAGTTATCTGTAAAGACATGCTTCAAGCTGAAACTAAACGCGCTGAAGCGGCTAAACATCCTAAATTTCAAACAATGGAATTTCCACCAGTAAATCCAGAATTTACTAAATTAAAAAATGCTATTAAAGCTGAATTAGATAATAGACAGTTAAAGGCTGATAAAAAATGAACTTGCTCCTACTGAAATATTTAAACTCTGTAAAAATGTTTGATGCTCCTAATGATCAAGGGGGTAAAGACACTCGTACACCAGCACAAATTGAAAGGGATGCAATCCAGGTTGAATCTCATCAAGGTCGCGCCAAAGATGATAATGAAGGTGAAAGCGGCCAATCATCTGAATCTGATGAAGAAGATGATGATGAAGAAGATGATGAAGACGACGAGAAAGAAGAAAGCGAAGAAGATGATGATAATAAAGAAAATGAAACTGATGAAGAAAAAGCTGCTCGGATAGCTAATGAAAAGGAGGAGCGGCGTCAGTCTCGTATTCAGAAGCGTATTGATAAGCTAACGGCTTCTAATAAGAACTATGAAGCTGAAATCAAAAAGCTTAAGTTGCAATTAGAAGCTAAGCCGATTGAAGGCGTTACTGATGAAGATATTGAGCGAATGGCTGAGGAGCGAGCTAATAAAAAGCTTCAGGCTCAGCTGTTAGAAAAAGCTCAAAAGGAATTTGACAGACTTTGTGATAAGCTAGAATCAGCTGCCATTAAGGCTGATCCTAAGTTTCCTGATAAAGTAAAAGAGATGGTTGAGGAGATTGGCGCTCCAATTCCATCGGCCTTAATGAATATTATTGGTGATTTAGATAATGAGAATGGCGGAGATGTTCTCAACTATTTAACTGATAATATTGAAGAAGCTGAAGAACTATATACTATGTCAGAACGAAAGATGACTCAGAAAATCATTCGTATTTCTGACAAACTAAAAGCTAATGAGAAGCCAGTTAGAAATGCTAAGCAACGCTCGAATGCTCCTGAGCCTATTAAGCCAATTCAAGAGCGTAATGTTAATAATGATATGGTCTTGACTGGTAAAGAAAGTATGGATGACTTTGCTCGTAAGCGTGCTAAGCAGGTTGAAGAGCGAAGGAAGGCGCGAGGATATTGAGTTATTGTGGGCAGAGCTTCAAAATTCTGCCCACAATCCTCTTGTCAACGTTAAAAATTAAAGCTATCTTGCACGAATCAACCCTCTTGGTCGGGTTATAGACCACTGACAGTTAAGCCGCCTTTGTCCGGTTAATGGCACTGATGCTTGTTAAATTGATAGCCTCAAGCTCTATCAAAACATTCATCAGAACTCATCCATTAATCAGGACACATTTATTATGGCTGGTAATACTTTCCTCACAATTGATATGATCACTAAAGAGGCTGTGCGCCTCTTTAAGAATAGCAACATGTTTATCATGAACATGGACACTCAATATGATAAAATGTTTGCTATTGACGGTGCTAAGATTGGCGATACTCTTCGTATCCGTTTGCCTTCTGATTTTATTGTCACTGATGGTCCTGCTATGCAGCTTCAGGACAATAATCAGCAGTTTACTACGCTCACTGTCAGCTCTCAAAAGAATGTTGCTACGCCTTATACAACTGCCGAACGTACTATGAGCATTGACGATTTCTCTGAGCTTACTTTAGCTCCGATGATCAATGCTCTTGCTGGTAAGGTCGCACTTGACGTTATGACCGGCTCTGAAGGTGGCGTCTGTAACTTTGTCTCCAATGTTGACGCTGGCGGCAATATCATCAGCCCTGTTTCTGATCAATTCTTGGATGCCAATGCTATCCTTGATGATCAATCAGCCGATGATATGGATAGGCGTATGGTCAACTCGCCTAAGACCGATGCCCGTACTACAACCTCGCTTCAGGGCTTATTGAATCCGACTCCTGAAATCTCTGAGCAGTTCCGCACTGGTAAGATGAAGTCCGGTCTTGGTTATGCCCGTTGGTTCCGTGATCAGACTGTTATTACTCACACTTCCGGTCTTTATGCAGCTGGCGCTATTACCATTTCTGGTGGTGGTCAAACCACTGGTACTGGTGGTGGCAACTTGGTTACTTCTGCGATGCCGGGTGGCAGCACTCTCCGCAAGGGTGATATTATCACAATTGCTGGTGTCAATGGTGTTAACCGTGTCACTAAGCAGTCTCAGGGGACATTGCGTCAGTTTGTGATTACAGCTGATGTTGCCGCTGGTGCTACCGCTATCCCGGTCTATCCTGGTGTGATTGGTCCAGTTGGTGGTTTAGCTGGTGGTGCTGATCAACAGTATCAGACTGTTGATGCATTGCCGCTAAATGGCGCCGCTGTTAATATGGTTAGCAAGAGCGGTGAGGTTTACCGTAAGTCTCTAGCCTATACTCAAAAGGCAGTGACCATGGCAACCGCTGATCTTGTGTTGCCGCGCAAGGCTATTGAGGAAGGCGCACGCGCTAACTACAATGGCATTGCCATGCGTATTATCACTGACTACCTTCCTAA